CAATATTAGGCGACCTCAACCCTCGTTTCTTCATTTCATCTTTAGTTTCAAGCACATAACGCCCTGCCGTATCAAAACTATACTTAGGACTAGATAATTCACCTATCATTTTATCATCATTTGGCAATTTTATAGACTGAGTACGAAGTAATTCACGCAGTCTAAACCACATTTCTGTACGTTTATTATTAAACCGAGTGGATTGGTAGGCTTTTTCACCTGATTGAATATCAATTGCAGGGTATCCTTTTTGCCTAAGTATATCAGCAACCCCTGCCCCAATTCCCACAGCATCAACAGCAATAAGCTCGCACCCAGGGAATTCGTCAAAATCCCTCGCCACCTCATTAGCCACTTCTACGGTATCAATCTTATTAAGTATTCTATATCCTTCCAATTCGTTTCCTGAACGTTTTGCAATAACTGTCGAATCATCCCCATATCTAGCAACATCCACACCAATCGTCCTAGGCTTTTCTTGAACTTTTAAATCAAGCATAGTCGCTTTAATTATCCAGCTAAGCGGTATCATTGTTGAACTAGAAATATCAGGAAATTCGCCTAGTACGCGTGCATAATATGCAGGAGAATCTTCTCCCCATTCAAGTTTGCGCTCTTCTACCCATTCAGGGGTTGATAATCCTGGTACGCGATACCCAAACTCATTAGTAAAATTAGGCGTATCAAACGCTGATATGTGAATTTTGTGATAAAGAGGAGACGAGAACGAGCGGTAAAACTCCCCTTCAGGCTCAGTAGGGTTGCCAATGAGGAGCATCCTTGCGCCTTCTGATGTGAGTACGGACGACATCGCTTCATAGATTACAGAGTCAACACCACAGGCTTCATCAATCACTCCAAGGATATGTGGAGCGTGGAACCCTTGAAACTTATCCGGCTCATTTGTAGAAAGCCCCAAAGCAAACCATTTCGCCCCAAAATCCCACTTAGTCTTAAGCAAGCGCCCCCCAAGAGGAAACTTTGACTTCGCATAAATGCGCGCTATCTCCTGCCACAAAATTTCTTCAACCTGGCGGGTTGTAGGGGCTGTGGTAATTACTATTGACTCTGGGTGGTTAGTTAAAAACCACGCTACAATGTTCGCAGACACGAAACTTTTCCCCGCGCCATTACACGAACGTACTGTAGTCAACTTATTATCCCGCACAGACTCAATAATTTCCCTTTGTTTTGACCACAATCTATTGCCAACCACATTCTCAACCCACCAAACAGGGTCTTCACGTCCTTTTTTTGCCAATTCTTTTATGTCAACAGCCATGTTATTCCCACCTATAATACATGTACATTTTTGAATATTTTAGTGGGCAGGAAAGCTAGTGCGTCTTTACCTGCCCGTCCTGGACACTAGATGTGGGGTTATTTAATTTTTCGACCTCTAAGATTTGTCTTCTGTATATCGGCTTTTTCTTCTTTAGCCCTCCCCCCTCGCTGGTTAGATTTTTGTAGGTCAGATTTTTTATATTCAAACTCCTCTAGTGGTGTATCTATCACCAACCCAGGCTGAGTAATGTCCACACCATCCATCGGAGTTTGAATCCTAATAATGTCATTTTTTGCCATTATCTCTCACTCCTAGCGCCATCATCAACCTACAGAACGCATGCTCCAAATGCTCATCCTGCTCATCCCCAGCAAGATACGCGTATATATGGATAAGGGCATGATTTATGTGGTCATTTACCGAAATTTTCCTCCAATTATTCTCACCATACTTTTCCGCGCCCTCGTATAACACTTTCCCAAGGGCAAAAAGCGCCTTAGCATCCATAAGGTCAAACCGATAGTACGCCTTAGCCTGCGCCCCGCCCTGCTCATTTACCACAGTTTCCTCATCTTTGCCCACACCGCTAATTACAGTTATTTTATCATTAGCCACAGGTTCCGTATCGTCAGCCACAGTCAAGGCGATGTGGGAATCTTTTACTGTTTTTTCTACTTTTAACCCTTTTACAAAATAATTGTGTTTACAATAAACACATGGAGGAGAATATTTATCGCTAAACTTGTCTCTACAGCTATGGCAAACTGAACTCAAGTTTATTGCCCTCCTTAATACCGCTCTCCAAGGTTAGCTAGAATCATCTGGTCAATAATATCGCATTGAATATGCCCAACAAGCTCTAATCTAGTCCCAAAATCACACTGAAAATACCCAGTCATAACGCGCCCATCGCACGTCTTAAGCGCAATCAAAATATTTTCTACATTTTCAGAGTAGCAATTATCACGAACTTCCGCCAAAAATTCGGCTATTGTATCGGACTTATTAGGTAAATGTAAAATTTTAGCCATTAACCTTTCACCTTTTTAAGCCTAGGATTTGCTTTTTTCGCAGCAGGTGACGCTTTACGCGTACTAGAGGCAAGTATCGCCCCTGCCTGCTCCATACTTACGCCCTCTTTTTTAGCAATCTCCCGTTGCACCGCTTTAAATCCAGGATGTTTTTGACTCTTTGCCATCCCTAATCTCTCCTCTCGAAAAATTATTCATCATCATTGCTGTTTTCATACTTAACATCCACTAACCCAAGCTCCTCCAACAAGTCCATATACGCAGTAACGACCCTTTCTACAACCTCAACATTTACACCTGTGGACTTAGCCAGCAAAGCCACCACCCCATCATAATGAACCATAGGAATCTCGCCTGATTTTTTCGTCATAATCACGTCATTTCCATTCATTACAACTTCATACAACATTTTACACACCTTCCTTTATTTTTATTTTTCATCTTCCACAGCATCCGCCAACACAGGAGTCACATCTATGACCTCCCTCTCAGCTTTTTCCACAAGCTCCGCCCAACTTTTTATGTTTATATCAACTTTACCATCTACCAAATTTTGTATAGTACTCACTCTGCCAAATTTCTGTGGTTTATAGCTCTCCAAGAGCTTTATCAGCACCTTCGTATTTCCATTTTTTGCCTCTTTCAGCGCCGTATGCTCAAGCTCATCTACTATAGCTTCTGTCGCGTTTAGCACAGCTTCTCGGAAAATTTTATCATGCTCAAGCATCTCATTGTACCGCCTGCGGCTAATACCTGCCTTTTTTAAAGCTGTAGTCACCACACCTGATGCCATATAGTGCGTAATGAATATCCTCTGCTCAGGCGTGAGTCCTTTTCTGCCTTCTTTAGCGTCATTTCCTACCACTACATCCACTAAACTTTCAGCTTTTGGAACAATCTGGAAGTAATCATATATACTTACACAAGACTCAGGTATTTCCACAGGGGCGAGGATACTATCATCTACCACATCGCCAGCTTTGGGACGTCTTTTTACAGGTATATCGTCTATCATTTCGTCAAATGTCGGTACATCATCTATTACTTCATCAAACATACGAGGTTTCATAGAAAATTTCCTCCTCCAATTTACATTTATTCCCATCCCAAAATTTACAATTTCCACAGTTCACCTTGGGTTTGTCTATTTCATTGGCATAATTTTGTTCTAGAAGAACGAAATTTTGGCAAGTATAGCCCACAGCAACCAACTCCCGCTATTATAGCTAAATTTTAGCATTATCTGAATATAAAATCAATACTTGATATAAGTATCGGTAAAAAATTTAGTGTAAAAATAAAAATCAAGACGAGTACGAAGCAGTAGAAGAAGCAGAAAGAAGAAGCAGAAAAAATGATATGCGGAGAGGGGGAGAGCTAGTCGGGCGCTCCCTGCGACATTGGTTCCCGACCGGGCATGTGATTTTTGAGCCTCGTATGACATATTTTTACAACTTTGGGAATTGATTGCTGATTCGACAAACTTCGACAAAAATCGACAATAACCGACAAGCACTGGCAAGTACACGTAAAAAAAAATCAAGTATACACGCATAAAATTAAATGCAGTATTGACACGTATATCAATACTTGCTATAATAGACGTAGAAAGGGGGGAAATATCGAAACTGAAACAAGGCTAGAATCCTTAACTCAGCCGAAACAACTTAATAACAACTTAATAATGTAAAAAATACTTAGGAGGTTGATTTATTATGATTAAAGCGGTGAAAAACAACGGGAAAGGTAAACGTCCAACAATAGGGACGCTGAAACTCGAAGGAAGGAACGCGTACGGATCTCGCCATATAGCTTTCATCATGGAAGCTAATAATGGCATACAATTCCACTTGCTATCAGTCGACATCGAGAGCGCCGCTGAATTTGCGGCAGCATGGAAAGCGGCGCTAGCTCAAGCAAAAGTAGCGCCGGATACCACACCGGCGGGGAAATCAGCGCCGCAGCCCACACAATCAACGCAGACTGCGGCAGCAAGCGACGACTTAGAAAACATAGCTAACATAATCCAAACTATGTTAGCAAAGATAGAGACTTTGGAGAAAGTCTCTACGAAAAACAGGAGCAAGAAAGTATGAACGCAACAAGTAAGCAGCTGATAACCTTAAAGGCATGCCGGGATAATTCCCGGCATGCCTGCAAGAAAGTTTGTGGCAGCAAGCAAGCAAAGGCTTGCGCGCAAGCAATAAAATATTACGAAAACAAACTAGCAAGCTTGTTGAAAGAAATGGCTTAAAAAGCCATTTCTTTTTATTCCCTAATATTTCGTATTACTAAAATTCCATATTCCTAAAGTTTCGTATATACGATATTTGGTCTCTTGAAGAGTTTTGGTCTCGCGTTTAGTTTAAAAAGAAAACACCTAAAAAATGGTTGGTAAATTGAGTGCTACATACGTATACGTAGAGAAACGAATGGTATATTGGGTGCTCTACGTATATGTACACGTATAGTATACATAAACGTTCAACCAGCCGAAACAAGTGGTATATTAGGTGCTACATATGTACACGTACATATACATTTACGTACGCGTATACCACACAGCCAATTTCCACAGAGCCAGCGCTATCTCTAACGTACACGTACATACTCTTTCCTGCCTTAATGTACACGTACATGTAATCCCGCTCAACACTAATGTACACGTACGTTTATAGCGGTATGACACTTGTCATGACACATGTCTATACATTCACGTATGTATAGACAATTGTCATGACAAACTTGATATACACTTGTCATGACATATGTCTATACATTCGTATGTGTATAGACATGTGTCATGACAATCGTCAAGACAATTGTCAAGACAATTGTCAAGTCAGCTGTCTATACACTAAAAAGTATTATGTACGCGTACAAAAAGGCTTTTTTTAAATTCCACAGCACCAACTTTTTTTTCACTTAAAAAAGCCTTGAAACCCGCTCTACGAGCGGCTTCCAGGCTTTTTTACAATTTTTGGAGTACGTACTGATAAATTTGTCAAAACAAAGCGATTTTTGGGCATTCCGTCAAAGAAGTGCTACCCTATAGGGTAGCACTTCTTTGACGAAAGTTTGCCTCCTGATTTTTGTTTCTTTCGTTGTACATACATTTCGTCGGACATTTCACATGTTCACAATCCGCTCCACAAGCGGCTTTCAAGCCATTTATGTACAGTCGTCATACCAATCGTCATGACAATTGACATGACAATTGTCAATCAATAGCTGTTATCGTCAATTTTATCGGATTTTACACTAATTTTGAATCAAATTTGACGTGACAAGCGACATGACAATTGTCAATCATGATTGACAGTCGTCATGACAGTTGTCATGACAATTTTTATTGACAAATAGACCTAAAATTGATATTTTTTTTATTAAGAATTGTGGGTGCAACTGTCAATCAAGTCGAAAGAAATCTTTATCAAGACTACCCACACAAAAAACCAAAAAGGAGCTGTGGAAAAATGGATTACGAAAAAATTCAACCTGGTCAAAGACTATCAATGCGCTTGCCTGTAGGTAAATCTGACTTTCTTAGCGAGTTGGTGAGCGTGCTCGATCAAGCTAAAAGCGAAGGTGGGCTAATAGACGTCAAAACGTTAGACATTTTGGGGCTGCTGTGGTTGCATGAATTAACAGAAGAAGAAAAGCGCAAGCCGCGCACGTTGGCAGAGCGGCAGTATATGAGACAAATAGAAGATTCACTAGACAAGCTATTCCCTGAGGGGGCATATAAGAATACCCAGGATTTAAACTGGGCGCTGAAACGTGAGATAATAAGCAGGCTCAAATATACACTTGCCGTGCTGCACTTCGGGCAGCTAAAAGACAGCGCAATAAGACAAATAAACAGTAGATTAAGCAGTGAAGAATAAAAAAATAAAAAGGGGATGAGGGCTTGTGGCAAGTGTGGACGTAGCGAGCGTGATAAGCGAGCACGAGTGGAAGAAGTACTGGCTAGGACTGAGCGGGCTGGTGAAGGAACGTGTGGAAAATCCTAGCATACTTAGACTGCCCGTGGGGAACGTGGTGGCTGTACGTGAGGGGAAAGGGTACAAAGTAGGCGGAAGGTGGTGGATGGCGACACCTGGGTACGTGCTGAAGGAGCACGTAGAGAAATTACACAAACTAGTGAGTGTAATGGCGGGGTGGAGGTTGTACGTTTCACCTAAAGAGCTGGCTGTGGAGAAATGGTCGGCTGGATGGGTTGAAGAATATTACAAATTTAGCGACTCTCCTGTCATGAGGGTAGTTTTACCTGGGATGGTACGCGTAGAAATGAGAATAGAAAACGTAGACTTAGCCGAAGAAAGCTTAAAAAAATATAAAGACATACCTGTATGTCCGGCGTGTACGTTAGAGCAGTATGAAGACGAAAGATGTAGAAGTGTGTTTGACCAGACGATGAGGTACTTTATACATTACCACTTGTATGGTGAAGTTATAGAGGAGGAGTAAGGTATGAACTGTGACAACTTAGTTTATGACGTGATAAAAGAACATGTGGAGTGTTCGTTCGAGTTTCTTGAAGATAGGCTTAAGTGTTACCACAGAAGCACTATCCAGAACGCCGTAGGACGGCTGCTTAAAAAAAAGCTGATTTATGTCTGTGGTAAAAAAGGTAATAGTAAAATATTTAGAATTAGAGAGGGCTGAGATACCCCTGGGGAGTATCCAGATTTTGGCAAGCTCGAAAAGCCGCTTGGCAAGCGGGATTTCGGCTGCCAAAAATTTTTTTTTATTTCGGGCTTGACAAAAAGCTCAATCCTTGCTATGCTAGAAGCAAGCTCAGAGCTGAGCTGGCGCCAAAAACAAGAATAAATAAAAACACTATCCACTGTCTTAGATGACAAGTGGCACCGCAACAGCCCAACGGCGAGCGGGTGATGGTAGAAGTCAAACAGGTATAGTAAGTAATATACCTGGCTCAATGAGGGGCAACCTGAGAGACACCGAAAAGGAGCTTGTGGGAACCACAAGACCCGCTGCGATACTGTAAGCGTCACTGTGGATAGTCATATTTCCTCTCTTTCTACACTCTACACCTAGGTATTAGGGCATACACTTCTTGATAAGTGTATGACTAAATGCTTAGGAGTGGTGATTATGAGAAACGTAAGAAACTTTTGGTTGACTGCTGAGGTGGATGGGTACAAACATGACCTTAGCTGTGGGCCGAAAAGCGCAGATGGGGGATTTAAGTTAGACATTAAAATGAGGAGTAACGGCACAGTGGATGAGGGTATACGCGTATTAGGATATGCGACAGAGGACGGCACTCTTATATTAAAAGTGTGGGGGGAAAGAGGAGTAATAGTATACGAGAAAGAAACAGAGAGGTGATAAGATGTTGGATGCTAGGTATTGTGTAAAGTTATTAGTTATGGTAGCCGTAAATTACTGTGCCCAGTGTGAATACTGGGCAGGTAACTGTAGGTATGGGAGGAAAAACGGATGAGAGAGATTCAGCAAATGCCCTAGCCAAAGCCAGAGGAGGAGAAATACGTGAAAGCTGTTAGTGTACTTAATTTAAGTCCGAAAGAGCGTAAAGTACTAAGTAGGTGGTGTGAAAAAAGCGATATTGTGGAAAAAATAGGGCGAAACTTATACGCGCCGTCTTCTATTGAATATACAGTACATGACATAGCTAGATATATGATGATAGTATGTGGAAGAACATTTAATTATAAAGTTAAGGAGCTAAAATAGTGAAAAAAATTAGGATAACCAAAAGATGGGTGTGGCGCCCTGAAGTGTTTTGGGAAAACTTCGGGGCGATTATTTTCTTTGTGTTATTTACAATTGCATATGTGTATGTTAGTAATTCCGACTATTTAAATATGTAAAGGAGGAATTTATTATGAGTAAAATGAGTTTAGCAAATTATCTGAGGAGCCAAGGATTAACAGACGATGAGTTGATGGAGATTGTAAAGTTCAGGAAGCAGTATGAAACCCCTGAATTAAATAATCATGCTAGATTACCAGTTCCAAAAACTTTGTATGTGGGAGGGGAAACCTTGAAATTGTGTATCAGGGCTATTTTAGCCGGATACCACTTGATACTAGAAGGGGAAAAGGGCGTAGGGAAGAATACTTTGGTTGAAACGTTAGCATTTATTTTCAAACGTCCGTTATACGAGTTTCCGTTTAACGGACATACAGACGTGTCACAAATACTTGGAGAGGACACTTTAAGTATAGATAATGGGCGCACTGTGGTTAAGTTTAAAGAACATAGTTTACTACAAGCTATGAAAAACCCTGTGGGGGCGTGGTTTGTAGGTGATGAAGTAAATATGGCGCGTTCGGAAGTACTGAGTGTTCTACATGCTGTAACTGACTATAGAAGAAAGTTAGATGTACCTGGCTATGGTGTGGTGCACGCACACCCGGCGTTTAGATTTATCGGCACGATGAATTATGGGTATATGGGGACGCAAGAGCTAAATGAAGCTTTTGCGGATAGGTTTGTTATTGTACATGTACCACCATCAAAAGACGAAGATATGATAAATAACTTAATAGTGTATGAGCAATATTTAAATCCAACTATAGCCAGAAGGTTAGTAAAACTATACACTGACCTTAGCTTAAAAGCTAAGAGTGGTAGTATTACTAGCCGAGCGGTTACTATTCGTGGATTATACCAAACCATAGATTTAGTTAAGCAAGGATGCGAGCCAAAGACAGCGTTAAGATGTTGCGTTGTTAATAAAGCTTTTGATGAGTTTGAAAGAACTCAGATTGAAGATACTGTTAATACTTTATTTAGTGAAGAAGATGTGTGGTTGATTAAGAAAGAAGAAAAAGAAGAATAAGGAGGTAAATTATTATGCGCACATTGACATTAATCGAAAGAAAAGAAGAGGAAAAAATATATCTTAAACGGCGGTTTGAAAGTTTATTAAAAACCGTAGCTGAAAAAGAGGACATAGTATTAACTATGTCCTCTGATATAGCTAAGACAGACGGCGTACATGTAAATGTAACAGACCCCTTCACATTCTATGAGATGGGGTTTACCGTGGATGAAGCGATAACCATAGCCTTACATTGTACTATACATGAAGCAGCTCACATTCTTTATTCTGGTATACCTAAAGATATATTAGAGCCAGTGTATGAAAAATACACACCAAAGGGTTATGTATGGGATAAGTTGTTCGGGTTGATTGATATGCTAGAAGATTACCGTGTGAACACGTTAAACGAAAAAGTCAGACCCGGTACTAAAAAGTATCGGATAGAAGCTGCTAGACTGCTCTTAAAAGATGCTAAAAAGTACGAGAAAGATGATAAGTTAATTAGTAAACTTATGGAAAAGTATTTTGCAGAGTTAAACAATAAATTTACAGGCAAGTATATAGAAGAGTACAAGCAGTTAGATTATTTATTTTCTGAGTTCGCTAAAGAAGAAGACTCTACCCCACAGGATGCTGTGGAATATGCCGTTAAAATGTATGATGTGATTTACGGGAAACCAGGCAAAGAAAAGAAAAAAGAAGATGGTGAGGGTGTCCCAGAGAAAGGCAAAAGTAAGAGTGGGAGTGGGCGTGTAGAAGAAAAAGAAGATGAGAAGAAAGACGCAGAACATGAGCGTAGTGAAGAACGTGAAGAACATAAGCGTAGTGAAGAACATAAGCGTAGTGAAGAACGTGAAGAAAGCATTACTAGTGTTACTTTTGAAGGTTATAAAGAAAAAAGCGAGAGTGAGAGTGAGTCGAAGGAAACAGAAGAAGTAAAAGAAACAGAAGAAACTGAAGAAGCAGAAGAAACTGAAGAAGCAGAAGAATTATCTGAAGTAGATAAAATAGCAAGAAAGTATAAAATGAAAATGGACATGGAGGGCTTAGACTTTAGCAAGCCAAAATTTTTAAAAAGCTCGAAGATAGACGACCAACTAACTACAGTAGAAGATTCAATAGAGGAAGTAGTTGGAGATTATGCTCATGGAAGAGGAAAAGTATACTTGTACCCATATGCTCCAATAAAAGGGGCTAAAGTAATTTATGATATGGTCAGAGAAGGGATGCACAAAACTACTAGAATTGTGTATGTAAAATATAATGATGATAAAAATATACTTCCAACTGGTACATTAGCTGATTTTAAACAACTGGAAGGCGATGTGCGCGCGCTGATAGGTAAGTCAAAAAATTATATTAAGCTAGATACAAAAGAAATTGTAAACGGTAAAAAATCAGGAAAACTTATAACTAATAAGCTGTGGAGAGCTGTAAGTGATGTTAAAGATTTTAGCATATTTTCTAGAAAAGAAGATAATAGCATAGGCGATACTGCTATGTACGTTCTGTGTGATGCGTCAGGGTCAATGCACCCTATGACTAATGAAGCTAGGTCAGCTATTTACATGATAGCTAGATTGGCTATTAACTATAATATTCCATGTAAAATTGTAGCATTTGATACTACACCAAAAGATTTTACAGACAGAGGGGCTGTAAGGTTAGTAGAACTTAAAGATTGGGAAGAACGGACTGCGGATAAAGTAGCAATGTATGAGCCAGTAGGAGGAAACAGAGATGGCGTATGTGTACACATAGCAACGCTTGAATTAGCACAAAGACCTGAAACAAATAAAATACTGTTTGTACTTTCAGATGGATGCCCATATGACGATTTTATCGTCGGAGGGTATTATGATAAATGTCAAGGTGTGCCAGATACAGCTAGTTATATCAGAAAAGCTAGAACTATGGGCATAAAAGTTATAGGTATATTTATTGATAAAAGATTTGATATTTATAAAGATGGAGAACATTTATATAGCAGAGTACATGACCACAAAATTATGTATGGTAATGACTTATTTACTATTGGAAATTTAAAGATGATTCCGCCAGTAATAATTAGAACGTTAGCTAAAACTATGAGATGAGGTGCTGAGTATGAAACTTGATAATATATTGAAAAACATAACATTAGCAGCGGAAAAGACCACAGAACCAGAAGTTAGAACTCTTCTTGTTCACGCAATAGAAGAAATAACTAATCATTTAGAAAAAGAGCGGGAAAGAGTTAAAAGATATAGAGAGCGTAAACTGAGCGGGGAGCACACCCCCGCTCGACCTGCACATGTACATTCCATAGATGAAGAGTCTATGACATGCACTGTTTGTGGAAAAACTACTAAGGATTTGCTTGATGAGCATATTAAGCAGCATAAAATTTCTACAGTGCCAACTACTGACATGTCAATGTTTGAATTACCGGAAAAATACCGGAAAACGCCTTCTAAACCTAAGCCCAAAATAGTGAAATATGATAGTGTGGAAGACGACCTAGACTTATCAAGTACGTCAGATACGTTAGAATTTGATAGCTCGTTAATTTTAGAAAGTGAATTATTAGACTGACTTTATATTCTGTATTGACTATCCTAGCAGTATTATGCTAGGATAGTCATATACAAAAATAAAAAGGAGAATGTGATATGGATAATATGGACATTATCATAAACCCTAGAAAGCAAGAAGCTCCAAAGGATTTGCACATTTATTTAACTAAGGAACTATACAATGTGCTGCATGAATTTGTTACGAAAGAAGGGATAACAAAGACAGATTACGTATGTAGTCTAATTGAAAAAGATTTAAAACTTAGAAAACTGCTATAGAAAGAGAGTGGCAGTATGTATGAATATAGAAGTACTAGAGAGGATTTGGGGAAATGGCGAAGATACGTATGTATTTACGCCGACTATATATGGATGGGTAAAAGATAAAAGTGGAAAAGTAAAAGCTAAAACGTATAAAGAAAATAAAGCGCGCTCGCCTAAACAAGCCTTGACAGAATTGAAAAGCATCACAGACGACAAACTTTTAGGCAGTCAATTAGACTGCTATTTTTGTCCTGTGATGTTTAAATATCCGCATAGAACAAAAGATAACTCTGTGGACTATTTAAATGTTTTATGGGCAGATTTGGATTCTGTTGACCCTAGAAATGTGTCTATTAAACCTACCATAGCATGGTGTTCATCTAAGGACAGGTATCAAGGTATATGGTTGTTAAATGGTAAACTGTTTAAAAATGAGATAGAAAACTTAAATAAACTATTAACGTACGCGATAGGGGCTGATAAATCTGGATGGGATTTAACCCAATTGTTACGCGTACCAGGTAGCTATAATTTCAAATATGGTGAGCCGCAAAAATGCACTTTGCTGTGGGAAGATGGGCAAATTTATGACGTAGAATGGATTAAATCTGTATTAGTAGATGCATCAGATATTGCTGGTATATTAGATACAAAAAAGTCTATTGATAGCCTTATAACTGGCTGGAAACTGCCTAAACGTGCATTAGAATTGTTATATGCAACATATGCGCCTGTAGGTGAACGTTCGGATAGACTTTGGGAATTAGAAAAATTGTTACTTGAAGCTGGTATGCCCGTAAAACTAGTAGTTGACATAGTAAAAAATACTGTCTGGAATAAATTTGCAGATAGACGAGACGGCGACAAGCAGTTATTAAACGAGACACTAAAAGCGGAAGCTGAGTTAAAGTTATCTAAAATTACCACAGAAATAGTTGAATTAACTGAAAGTACTAATAAATTTCAAGTTTTGACATTCGATGAGTTAATAGAAAAAAATACTACAAGCCCTGAATTTTTAGTAGAAGGGTTTGTGCAGAAAGTAAGTGTAGGTGTGTTAGCCGGAGAACCTAAGACTATGAAATCTACCATGATGCTGGATATGGCTGTGAGTGTAGCTAGTGGAAAACCATTTCTTGGTGTGTATAGGACGCAGCAAGTACCTGTACTATACATACAAGAAGAAAACTCAGAGTCAGATATAAAGCACAGATTTATGCGAATAGCTTATCATAGGCAAGTTATTATAGACACGCCACTTGGTATAGAGCCATTACCTATACCACTATATATCATGAATAACACAGGTTTAAACTTGCAAGAGACAGTAGATAAAGAATACTTGGAAGAGCAAATAGTAAACAATAAAATAGGACTGCTTATACTAGACCCTTGGTATATGATGTGTGGAGACATAGATGAAAATAGTGCTAAAGATGTGAGTCCTATTCTAAAATATTTAACCAGTTTAAGAAACAAATATAACTGCACTATCATGCTAGTACACCATTTTAAGAAAGCAGAAAGTTCACGTGGTGGTCAGCGTATGCGTGGTAGTTCAGTATTCCATGCGTGGGCAGAGAATGGTTTGTACGTAGAACTAAACAGAGGTAAACCTGGGAACATTATTTTAGAGCGTGAATTTCGTGCTTTTCCGAGTACAACGGGACTTAATATTGTGTTTAAATCAGATAACCCTAAAAATATGTTTGATTATGATGTAAGCGTGTATGCTATTGACGATATCTATATCATGAAAACATATAAAGAAGATGGGGAGCTTGTGGAAGAAAAAGAAGTTGACCCTGAAATTGAAGCTATACTTTCTGAAGAAGTACGCGTAAGTAAAATAGAGAAAGAAAAGAAGAAAGACAAAGAAGACACTTTGACTTATGATAAGATACTTAGAGAAATTAGGGGCAAAAAGTTTAACCTATCTTCTATGGCTAAAACTTATAATATGACTCGTATAGACGTGTTAAAAATGGTAAGAGCTTTAATTAAAAATGGTAAACTTAGGCAAATCAATGCAACTATCGAAACACATGCTGATGTAGAGGTGGTATAAATTGAAGTATTTACTAAAAATCCCATATGACATAACTAAACCTGGAGATAAAGCTCAGATTGAGTGCTTAAAAAGAGCTTTAAAGAAGAATAGATATGGCGTATTTTTTCAACAGCGTGTAGGCAAAACGCGCGTAGCAATAGATTTCATAGGATACAAGATAGCAGAAGGGGCAAAGCGTGTTTTAGTACTTTGCCCCTTATGTGCTCAAGCTTCTTGGAAAGTGCAGTTTAAAGAGTATTTAGGTAATCCTGGTGTACGCGTAATATTAGGAACATTAAAAACATCAAACGATTATTTTCCTTTGAAAACAGGAGATGAAGTTCATATTATTATTAGTACTTATGAAAAAATGATTTTAAATTTTCCACAGTATACTAAATGGAATCCTGAGGTTGTAATTTTTGATGAGGTACATTTGCTAAAAAATAGAAACTCTAAGCGTTCAAAGATGGCACATAAATTGTCTAAAAGTGCTAAAGCTGTCTTAGGCTTAACAGGTACACCATATTCTAATAAAAAGTATGCTGACTTATTTGGCATATTTAGAGCTATAAATCAAGACATATTCGGCTCAAGATGGGTAGATTTTGAACGAGAATATTGCATTATGGGGGGTTATATGGGGTATGAGATAGTTGGCTATAGAAACGAAGAAAAAATTTTAGAACTTGTGAACAAAAATTCCATGCGAGTATTGAGAAAAGACATCATGAAAGAACCAGAACAAGAAGACATTAAAATTTATGTAGACTTAACATACAAAGAATTAGAATATTACAAACAAATGGAAAAACAGTGCATACTGTACTTAGAAGAGCAACCTAAAGTAACTGCTGATATGGTTACTACGCAAAGGATAAAGCTACAACAAATTACTTCAGGTGTAGTGAAAGGTGATGATGGGAAATATTATGAAGTTGGTGAATCTAAGTTAAATGTAACGATAAATCTTATCAAAAACATACTAGATGAGAATGATAATTCAAAAATAGTAGTATGTTGTCGGTATATCCAAGATATTGCTCGTCTTAGAAATAAGTTAATAGATGCTGTAATTATCACAGGGCGTGATTCAAGCAAAGCAAGAGATGAAAAATTAGAGCTGTGGAGAAATTCATCTAGTGTACATGTACTAATAATACAAGAACAGTGCATGTCAATGGGGCTTGATTTGAGTATATCAAACAACATGATTTTTTACTCGTGGGGAGAAGATAGCGTAACCCACAGCCAAGTAAGAGATAGACTTATGGGTCGTTTTCAAAAAAGTGATGTAGTACATTATTACTACATGATATGTAATTATACAATAGATACTATTTTATATAAGACGTTGAAAAGTAATATTAGCTTTGCAGAACAAGCTGCGAATTGGCGAAAGTGGGTGATTTCAAGTGAGGATAAGTAATCATGCTTTATATAGAGCAGTGACACGTTTAGGCATAGAACCATTAAAAGCGTATACCACTTTGCAAGAACTATTTGAAAATTCCAAGCAGCTTAGTTACGAAGAGGCGAATAAAATAGTACCTATAACTACGCATGTTAGAAAATTAAATAAAAATCAAAAATATTATGCGACAGCCTATAATGGTACAAACATAGTATTTATAGTCAAAGACAATGACATAGTAACTTTACTAACTCCATTATCATCTATGTTATATGGTATAGAAAAATATGATACTGAAAATGGAGCATGTATAATACGAACAATGGGGGAAGATATTTATGAAGATGATGACCTTAAATGGGTGCGAAGATTGCGCGAGAAGCGCGGATACTAAAACACCTATGTTAGGTAGAGATTTCAAAGATAAAGATACTGTGGCTGTGGTAGTAGGTATGCCCACAGAATTTGATGAAGAGCAAGCAAAAGCATTTAGTGGCAGTATATGGGCACATTTATATCACATATTAACAAAAAATGGCATAGACTCTAATGCTTGGGTATATGCTCAAGCATGTAGAAGTACTGGGCATATTACACTATCAGAAGAAAAAAGATGCCATAAAGGACTTATAGAATATTTAAAAGAATGTGGTGCTAAGTATGCTCTGCTTGTGGGGGATAAAGCAACGAGAATATTTAGTAACGGACAAATTAAAGCTTTAAAGAAAGCAAGAGGGACAACTATACATGTAGACGGCATAGTTGGAGTACCTGTATATGACTATATAGATGTTATGCGTGATAGAGAAATGGAAGAAACTTTTTTAGCGGATTTAATATTTTTTAGAAACCTAAGCTCCGGAAAATTTGAAACATTTAATTATACAAAATTAGACCCTGCTTTACTGCCTAACTTTCATAAACGAAATGTAGCTATCACAAAAGCAGAATGTGTAGCATATGACCTTGAAACAGAGGGGTTAGACCACAGAAAAGGCAAAGTTAAAATGCTAGGTTTGGCATGGAGATATGAAGATATGTACTTTACAGGAATTATTTATCCACAAGAAAGTCCTTTTAAAGTTCCTGATAATTGGCGATGGTCATGGGAACAGATAAATGATTTATTTAAGAGCATCAATAAAACTGTGGCTCATAATTCTAAATTTGATAATGGTTGGCTTATTAGTAGAGGTGTACATGTACAAGTTAATTTCGATACCATGCTTGCATCACATTGTGAAAATAATTTAACTCCAAGTACTTTAAAATTTTTAGCTAAAAAAGAACTTAATGCACCTAATTATGAAGAAGGTATAGACCACGAAGATTTAAGTGAAGAAACAAGAATTAAAATGCAAGAGTATTGCCAGTTAGATTGTTATTTTACCTTAAGATTAAGAGAAGAATTTTTAAAGCAAGGTTTAAAATATAGAAATGTGAAAATTTCAGCAGATTATAAAAAACCTTTTGCTAAAATACTTATGCCTGGTACACGCGTACTAGAGCAAATAGAGCAAAGAGGAATTTATATATCAAGAGATAAATTAAACGAAACTAAAATACAGCTAAAAAACGAATTGCAAGAATATAAAGCTAAATTAGACTCTTTGCTACCTAAAGGATTAACAGAGATAAATTACGATTCTCCTACACAATTAAGAAAATTATTATATAGCAAAGAAGGATTTGGGTATAAGCCTATATACATAGGCAAAGATGCTAACCCAGATGAGGATGACCCTACCACAGGCAAACCTGCATTAAAAAAATTAGCTCGCCAAGGTAGTGAGTTTGCTAAAGTACTTCTTGAATACCGTCAAAGAGCTAAAGCATTATCGGCTTTTATCTATCCGTGGTTGGATATGTTAGATGAAAACAATAGATTATACCCAAAATACACCATAGGCAGGACTGCAACAGGCAGGTTGTCGGCGTATGACCCTAACTTGCAACAAGTTAGTCGAGATAAAAGAATAAGAAATTTAGTGTCAGCTACCCCTGGTTATATGTTTGTGGAAGCAGACTATTCACAAATAGAATTACGCGTAGCTGCTTGGTTAGGACGTATTAGTAGTATGATAAAAATTTACAATGAAAATGGAGATATTCATACAAACACTGCTAAAAGTATTGCTCAATTAGCAGGACTAGATTGGGATTCTTTAGATAAAACAACTCAAAAGGAGTACCGTACACGTGCCAAAGCTGTAAACTTTGGTTTTATATATGGCATGGGTTGGGAAGGCTTTATGGACTATGCAGATGCTAGCTATGATGTAGTATTAACACCGGCAGAAGCTAAACATTATAGAGAAGTATATTTTAATTTATACCCAGAATTATTGGACTGGCACGCAAGGTCAAAACAAGAAGTAACTTACAATAAATGTATAATTACACCTTTTGGACGTTTAAGAAGGTTGCCTAATATTGATTCTATAGATAACTATTTGCGAGGTAAAGCAATTCGCTGTGGTGTAAATACGCCTGTGCAGAGTACTGCTAGTGATTTTACGCTTTTATCAATGATAGATTTGGAGCGGGAATTTAGTAAATATCCAGATATAGCTAGAATTGTAGGACAATGCCATGATGCTATATTTTTCGAGATTAGAGAAGATAAAGTAAACGAAATAGTACCGATAATATACCACATAATGACTCACCCTAGGTTAGAAGAGTTTGATTTATACATGGATGTACCTATAGATGTAGAAATTAAAATAGGCACATGCTGGGGAGATGCTAATGCTGTAGTATATGACCCACAGAAGGCAGAAGTTGAGTTATAGCTCAAAAAATTTGAGCTATAGCTCAAAAAATTTGAGTTATAGTTCAAAAAATAAAAAATTTTTGAGTTGCATGTCAAAGTTGTTGACATGCAACTCAAATTTTGCTACAATAAAATCAAGACAGAAAGGAGGTTCAAAATTATGGAGAGAACTGATAGACTTCGCAAAAGACCAAATACAATTCGTTATTATTATCTAGCAGTAGGTGAGAAAAATATCCATATTGGATTATCTCACGCAGGCTTACAGAAAGCTGCAAAAACAGACAATATCATAGCACTCTATTTATCAGATGTAGTAACAAAAAAAGTACAAAAAATTACTCTTGAAAAGTTTCTTGACTGGTGGAGAGAACATTATCAAGACCCTTCAGCAGAATATATTGAATAAAAGGAGGTCAAATATGTGAAAGCAAGCGTCAGTAAGGTCAATTGCGCATTAAGATGTTTACAGAAATACAAGTATAGGTATATAGAAAATATCGAAAAGATATATAAAGACGCTCGACCACAGCTTGGCGTAATAGGGCATAAATCTTTAGAGTATTATTTATCCGGTAAAGATTGGACTGCACCTATTGCAGAATTTGAAGCAGAATTAAGAAAAATGATGGCAGAAGAACGGAGTGTGTACGCGCACATTCCAGGAGAGTTGTACAGAATGATAAGAGGGTATATAAATCACTGGAAAAAAGTAGATTCAGGTATAAAAACAATAGCTGTGGAACTTCCATTTGAAGTAAAAACGCCAAAAGGAAACACATATGAAGGTGTAATTGACTGGGTATATGAAGATGCAGAGGGAGTATGGATTTGTGACCATAAATTCATGAAGCAAATACCTAATGAAGCAGTACGCTATTTAGATGCTCAAACTAATTTGTATTTTTACGCTGCTCGAGGATTGGGATTTAATCCTATAGGTGTAGTATTCGACTATATAAGAACTAAACCACCTACACAGCCAAAAATTTTAAAAAATGGCACAGTATCTAAAGCAGATATTGATACAGACGTAGAAACATATTTAAGTGCTATTCGTTCAGCAGGGTTAAGTCCAAAAGATTATATGGATGTCTTAGAAAAGTTAAAGCACAATGTATTTTATAAACGTACTAAAGTACCTAAACCAGAAAGGATTACAAAAAATATACTAGATGATTTTGATAATACCTGTAATTTAATACAATTGTGTGAAGCTAACAAGTTATTTCCTCGTTCAATGAATTTAAATTGTTCATGGGATTGTGAATACTCAGAGCTTTGTTTTACTGAATACTCAGGCGTAGATTCCACTTTCATTCGAGAAGCAAATTATAAGCAAATAGAGAAGAAAGAAGGTGTAGCCGATTATGGCGAAAACGAGCAGTAAAAGTAAAGAGCTTAAGTTAGAACAAGTTGAAACTGTGGATAGTGGTATTTCACTTGATGACTTAATGTCAGATGTTTCAGGCGATGATATTTTTATAGAAAGTGGCATGGAAGCAGAAGATGATTTAGAACTTTTAGAGGAGCCTGTTCCACAGGAAAAGTCAGCACCATCAGTAGCGACAGAACAACTTAAAATTAAACCAGTTAGTACGCGTGTTTCTTTAGACGACCCCATTGAAGCAAAAATTAGTGACGTGGGAGATATTCCAAAATATATGACTATAGTTGTGTATGGAAAAAACGGTACAGGAAAAACAACTTTTGGAGCTAGTGGAGATAGAACATTAGTCTTAGAGGTAGAAAAAGATGGTACTTTTTCTGTCAGGGACAGAGGAAGTAAAGCTAAAAAATTCCCCATTAGGACATGGAAAGACTTTGAGGATATATACTGGTATCTAAAACGAAATCCTGATAAGTTTGACATTGTATGTATTGATACGCTGACAAGACTTAATGAGCTTTGTGTTCGTGATGTAGTACTAGGGGATAAAGCAAGCGATGCAGAGTTAATGGATAATGATGTTATACGCGTATCATTACAACAACGCGGAGATATATCCCAAAAAATGATATTTTGGTTAAATGCTTATGCAAACTTACCGCTCCATAAGGTGTGGATATGCCAAGAAGCATCTGGGGAAAACGAATCATATGACGTATACCCTGATTTACAGAGAAAAATTCGTAATTATGTATGTGCAGATGCCACAATCATAGGCAGAATGATTATTCGTATGAAACAACAGGTTGTAGACGGTGTTGTTAAAGAAGTACCGCAATACGTGTTAATGGTAAAACCAAGTGAGCAGTATCTTTCAAAAGACCGTACTAATGTAATAGGTGCGGGCATGGTTAATCCTAAAATCGATAAGTTAATAAGTGCTGTATATGCACATTAAAAAGGGAGGAATATACAATGGCAAGACCACTAAAAATTGATTTCTCTAATACTGATGACAAAGGCAAATTTTATGTACCACCTGGCAAATACACTGTTCGTTGCGTTCAAGTAACTCAGGAATCTAGCACTTACCCTTATCTACAATTTACGTTTGAAGTATTAGGACATGGTGTAAATATACGTCATAACTGTACACTTAAACCAGATGCTTTATTTAACTTAAAAAACACTCTTAGTGCACTTTTAGGTAAAGAAGTACCAAAATCAGTAGTTACAATTGATATAGACAAACTTGTAGGAAAAATATGTACTGCTCATATAGCAGATAGAGAGTATAATGGCAAGACTTATTGTAACATTACTCGACTTGAACCATACACAGAACCCACAGATGTATCTTCCGACATAAACGATTTAGACGAGCTATGATACGCGAGTCTAACTTAGTTGATACTATCATAGCCGCCTTACAAATTAAGTATGGCGGCTTTCCTTTTAAAGTACACGGCGGAAGATACCAAAGGCGAGGTATGCCTGATATTCTGTGGTGGTACAAAGGAAAATCTTTTGCATTTGAAGTAAAACGTGGAGATGATTATGGTGTAACTCCTTTACAACAGTTAAAACTAGAACGTTTAGCAAAAGAAGGAGTATATGTAGGTGTAGTAAAATCTGTTAATGAAGTATTAGAAATTGTACAGAAAGCCCTGGGATAAACTTCCAGGGCTTTTTTTATGCCTGTATGAATACTTATGTAATATAAAAAAGGAGGTGAGCTTACATGAATATTTTAAAAGCGCAAAAAGTTATTCGTAAAGCAATTAAAGACTACAGTATTTCTTCTAATCTTGATGAAGATACTTTAGTTAATGTATTATCAGTTAAATTGTGGGAAGAAGAAATGGCACCGGAGTTACCTGCTATACCTGTACGTGTACGAAAAAAAGATAGCCGAGAAGGAAGTGATATAGATGGCTAAAGACGAATCCACAATTAAAATGAATGTTTTGGAATCTCTTGCTTTTCTTTTACAACAAGCATGGAAACTGAATAAAAAATTACATGGTGTCGATAGCGACACCGAACTTGAATCTATTATTAGAACTATTTGGGAAAGAGCTAATATTTATGTTAAAGTTGGCGAAGGAGAAAATGAGCGTAAGTATTATCCTGAACTTGTGGATATAGGTTGGAGTGGAGCAAACAAAGTATTATATTATAGGTTACCTGCGGGTATGAAGTATTCACAAATCACAAAAAACTTAGATGTATTAACATCTTATTTAAAATCAGAAATACTGCCTAGATTTTTAGAAAATCATCCTAAGGCGCATTTTAGTTTAACTGTACTTTCAGGGCATCTATTTGATTATATAGAAGCTGATATAGAAAAATTAACTAAAGAATTAGATGTAAAAGGTAAAGGATTATGGGTGCCTATTGGTTATTCAAGACGTGGTTTAGAAGCTGTAAATTTAGCTGACCATAATACTGCTCATATGTTAATAGGCGGTTCAATTGGCGGAGGTAAATCCACACTCCTGCGTTTAATTCTTACATTTTTGCATTTGCGTTATACCATAGATGATATTAATATTTGGACGTGTGACTTTAAGCATGGTAACGAAATGAAAATACTCGGCAAAAACCCATTATTAGTTACGCGTACAATACAAAAACCAGAACAAGCAGAAAACTTTTTTACGGAACTTTATTTAGAATCAGAAAGGCGCTATATGCTTTTTGAGAAGATGGGAGATGTTACTAACTTAAATGACTACAACAAAAAAGCTAAAACTAAAATTCCACACATCATTTTAGCAATTGATGAGCTTGGAAAATTAGAGGGTAAAGAATATAAAGATGCACGTTTACTTCTTAAGCATATCACAGGCGATGGGCGCGCAGCAGGAATACACGTTATTATGGCAATGCACAGACCCACAGCAAATATAGTTGACGGAACACTTAAAAACAACCTTCCTGTGGTTGTAGGTTTCAGGTGCAACCCAATTAGTGCGCGTGTACTATTTGGGGAAGACCAATGGGAATTATCACAAGAGATAGACCATGAAATACCTGGACGTGCAATATTTTTATATTCTGACCCTGTGTTAGTGCAAGTGCCGTGGCTAAGCGAGGAAGAAACACAAAAAATAATGGCGAGCTATCAATTTAAAAGTGCGTGCGTGGAGGACAGTAGTATTGTTCAACTTGCTTAATTATGGTTTATAAAGGCATTTTCCCCTTTAATGGGATTATTTAAAGTCCACAAAGCGGTTAAAATCAAGGGTTTTATGATATAAGACAATCATAGGTACGAAGTAGAGGGTGAAGGCAAAATGAAGGACTGAACGAAGGGGTAAATTAAA